TATCAGTTCAAAAGATGGCATGATCCTGAGAATTTTCATGAAATCATGAATGCCATTCTTCTCATTAGATTTCTGTAAGTCTGTTTGTGTTGCATCACCACAGAAACAAATTTTAGAGTTTTCACCGACTCTTGTGATTATACTATCAAGCTCATGAAAGTTCAAGTTTTGATACTCATCGATGATAATAATTGCATTATCAAAAGTTGTACCACGAATAAAAGAAGTGGACCAGAAAGAAATAGTTTCCTGACTCTTTAAGTTGCCATAGAGCATCTCAAAATCAGAGTCCGATGGCATCTGGAACATGTACTTGACCATGTTCTTATATGGAATCTGATACAAGGAAGACTTATCCTCATGATCTCCAGGAAGGAATCCAATTTCTCTTGTAGAAACAAGAGATCTTACGATGTAAATTTTCTCATAAGGTGATTCAGGATTAAAGACATCCATCAATGCATTGAAGAGAGTGATGAATGTCTTACCAGTTCCTGCAGCTCCATAGGCAACTACATTTTTACCCTCAGCATAAGCATCAAAAAGTTTCTTTTGATTGTCTGTAAGGGGTTCAATGTCAAGAAGAAAATCAGCATTAATTGGTTTTTTTCTCTTCATCTGCTTAGCAGTCATACCAACACCAATTGGTTGGTCATTCGTTCTTTTTCCGCAGAACATCATTCCATCCAGGATTTTTTTGAATGAGTTTATTCTGCCAGTCTCCAACCTCTCCAGGTTGAGGGCAAGTAGTAGGATCAGACCAATCTCTTTGCCAATCGGGATTGTCTTCTTTCCATTGATCCCACTCATGAACACTTAATTTTACATCTTTTTGTTCACCAGTTTCTTTGTGAATAACAGGATATGTAGGCATTCGTATCTACTCAATATTTTTTATTTAGTCCAGTCCATTGCCTCGGCAACGGCAGGAAATTGTTCGCAGAAGATTCTCTTGGCATCTAGTGCGATGTCCATGTGTTCCTTCTGTGTGCCATTGGCCGAGCGCAAATCAATATAATGGATCCAAGACCTCACAGAGCCAGTCATGTAGATTTTGGTGGGTACAGCGAGGGGAAGCACAAAGCGAGCACACTCTTTTGCAATCGATGAATCAAGCATCTCCTGATACAATTTCATTCCTTCAGCAAAGTGCTTTTGCATTTTGATTTGGAACTCTTGACGGACAAACGGGTCAATATCATCAATAGAATTCTGACGATTCTTGGTGTCTTGACGCCGTAGTTCAGGTAGAGGGATCTCCTCCGCGAGTAGGGAAGAATCAGCATAGCGTTGGGAAAACTCTTGATATGTAAAAGAACGATGCCTCAGCACTTGGGCCGCGATTCCTCTCGTAGTATTTAACTCCAAAGTCATGTATGCCTGCTCAAAAATGCTCCAGTGCTGATGCTTGACACAATACTTGAGCAGACCAGAGAACTTTTCATTCTCTTGGTTGGCAGGATTACTGACACGAGCACAATAGGCCATGTGCTTTTCTGCATCAGGTGTCACAGAAATCAGTTTGCAATCATTCATTCTCGCTCTTCCACTCCTTTCTTACTTTTTTTAGTTCTTTAATTTCGTTTTTAATCATCTGATAAGCATCTTCAGCACTTATTCTATTACCCATTTCCATTGCAGCGATAACTTCTACTCTGGTGCCAAAATGCTGAAGTGCTCTTTCAAATGTATCCAATTCTTCGTACATAATACCTCTTAATCTGGGTAGCCATCATCGTCATTAAAAACCTCATCATAATCACCAACTGGATACGGAATATCCTCATACTCTGGTGTTTTATATGCATCAACATCAGAATAAACTTCTGACTTCAGACATTCTACCAGAGATTCTAGATTTCTAATAATCAATTTAAGTTTTTCTTTGTCCATTTATTTAAAAACTAATTTAATTCCTGCTCCTACTCGGCCCCCTTCAAAATTACCAGTGCTTGTTAGATATTCTGCAAACACTTTAACATTACCTCCATGTTCCACACCAAAGGAAACAAGAGGTCCATCAAAATCATTAGAACTATCAAAACTAGGACTGTTAAGTGATAGTCCACTGTAAAGTGTCGTATCATATCCCAATGGTGCAAGAAATTTTACACCCGCATGATTAATTCCTGGGTTATCATTGCACTGTCTTGGTGATGATATGTGCTCAGCAAATAATCTGATACTTTTATTGATGTCATATTGAACACCAAAGGATCCAATTGGTTCTTTCAGAGTAATTTGTTCATTGTCCCAAGGACTGTAATTGATACCAACATAAGTTTCAATTTTTTCTGGTGTGGCAACTCCCAATGCTACTGTTGAGATTGTGCCAAGGATTGTAGCTGGACCGATGCAAAAATCCATATGAAGTATCCATTATAAAAGGATTTCAAATATAATTATAAGCATTAAAAAAGGACCTGTCAAGGTCCTCATTTGTTTACTTTCCAGTTTTTTGTGCCTCTGGATTTTAATAAAACCCATTTGGCGTAATTCACACCACGATAAGTTAAAAACGCAAAAGTTTTTTCTGGATCGTGTATGTCTGAGTCATATTCTGGAAGATCATATTCAAATCTGATCTTCAGCATTTTTCCCCCTTAAACTTTACTAAGGAGGATGATCTCACCGTAAAGTAATCCCATAAATGCTGCACAACCTAGAGACGTAAGTCCGACTAATTGTAGTGCTTCCATGGCGATCACTTGTTATAGGTGTGACCGCGATAGCAGAAGGTTCCGTGAACCTCATCAGCATCGCCTTGCTTGCACTCAAACTTGACACCACGATAGGTAGTCATAGCAATTTGTGCATCATGAAGAGCTGCTGCTTTCTGGATTTGGTTTTTGATGATGTTAAGCGTGTTCATTTGTAGTCTCCTGAAATACTAGGGTGAATTTAATCTCCCGTTCCTTCAGTCGTTTGCGTCCCAGTAAAACTCACATTCTGGTACAGAATCCTTTACGGTTTCTACCAATTCTATCACGATTTCTCGTGGTAGCTCAACCTTGTTTAGTTTGATCCTGAACATTAATTCGTCAGCATCAGCACACATCATATTTGAGTACAGAAGTAGCTCTATCATGGGATGAACGCTCCGTTCCGCGACTTACTTGCGTCCTATGTATACACTCCGTCACATTCACCTGGTACTTTTGATTTAAGGTAAGCGATTAGACTCAACTTCGACCTTAGGTCAAGGTTAGGATCCAATCGGATTTCCGTAGATCGTTGTAACCACCTTTCACAAGACATATGCCAATCGTAAGGATTAGCGTCATTATGATGGGCAAGGGTGAATGCCAGCAGAAGTGCTAACATTTGGATGAACGTATGGCCATTATATGACCTTTGACTTATTTAGTCAAGTTGCTTTGTAACATGTGATACAAAAATTACAAAACTTCTTTTGTTTGAAGATATTGAAGAGTCTCTTTCAAAGTTCCACGATGCTTGAGTCCAATCGCAATCTGTGGATACTCTGCTTCTGATCCAAACTCTGCTCTGAATTGTCTATCACTAAAATCAACTCCGAGTAGAAACTCTTTGGTTTCTTCATTAATACTATTCAAGAGCATCTTAGCTCTTTCACACTCTTGGCTTCCGTTACTGTAGATTAGTGCTTGCATTTTTCTTCTTGATCGTATTCGATTACAATTTTTCTATGAGAAGTTGTTCTGTCACAGCAAACATAATACGATACTTTGCCATCTAAAAGTTCTGCAATACTCTGAACAAGATTATCGGCAATAGATTTGTTTGTTACTTTTCTCCACTCTTCAGTCATAATACTTGTCCCACAACTTACGAATGTTTTGTGTGATGGGTAGACCACCAATATAAGTTTCTAACAACTTCCCGTTCTCATCAGCAATAACAAGAACAGGAGTGGCAGTTACACCATATGATTTAGCTAGTGCAAGATTCTCTTCAGGAATGGGATCATCACTTACATCTTCAAGATAAATCTCTTCAATAATACTTTCACGAGGATCTTTAAGGGCAGTAATATACCTCTTTACAAGACCACATGGTCCGCAAGATTCTTTTGTAAACATTAAAAATTTAGTCATTAGTCTCTTTGTCGCCAATCATCAGGTTTATCTTGTTTGAACCAATCTACAATTTCATCTGCACCATCAAACCCCGTTTTGTAATTAGATGGGTCGGGGTCGCCTAGTCCCATCTTATTCATAAAATCATCTATACTACCCTCTTGAATATCTTGAGCAGCCTGGCGTCTTGCTTTGTTCAACCAGTCTCTGGCAGTTGTATGTGCCTTAGCAAGTTTCTCTGCCCAGATCATATCCTCTAATGGCACTTGCTCTTTGTTTGCTATACATGTACAGATAGATTCCAATCGGAGCCTGTATTGAGTTGAAAGCATTTTAGTCCCGCAGTTTTTTCTGTAGATCCGTAACTCTAGTGTACTCATCTAAAGCAGTTTCAGATCGAGCACTAAGAATGGTATCAATATCTTCTAAAATAATCTCAGTAGGAGCATAATCGTCAAAATACCGATCAATTGCTTCCTTAAGATACCTTAGTCGATGCCACTCAGGTGAATAAGGTTTGTAATCCATAATAATAGTGTGGTCCATATGGTGACTATAGCAAAATTTCTTTCACTAGTCAACAGGTTTATTTATTTTAACGTTCAATATAACTCAAGGTATGATTGCTTGCCTTAAGTTGGTGAATGATGACATCACAACCTATCTTTGGATTACATTGACCGCATGTAAAAATATCTACTGCTGCTTCTCCTTTCTCAGGCCATGTGTGAATGCTAATGTGACTCTCTGATAAAAGACACACAGCAGTCACACCTTGAGGATCGAACTTTTTTGAAATGGTTTCTACTATTTTTGCTCCGCTACACTCAGCAGCACTTTCAATTAAATCACGAAGATAATGTTCGCTATTTAATCGATCAAAATTACAACCATAAAGGTTGAGCAAATAATGTTTACCCATTTAAGGGTCTCCCATTCTTATCGACCAGGCCCAGTTTTTTGATATGGGACAGATTTGATTTTTCAGATTTTTTCTGCTTCTTATATTTTTTGATTATATTATCTATTTCTTTTTTTGAAACTCGGACCTTTAGATTTTTCTCCTCTTCAGTAGAGACAAATCCAATCCCACTTTCTTTTGACTCTTCTTTTGAATCCACATAATCATTGATTGTCTCTTGAATTTCATCTCTAATGAGAGATTCTATTTGTTTTCTAAGATCTTCGTCATTCATTTTCTCTTCTTTTCTTTCTTTGGTTTGATTCCCCAAAGTTTTGGGTTGACTGTACCGTATCCAAAATCAATTTTTTGGACTGCTCCTGGACCATATTTGTCATAGTACATGTCAAATAGTTTAGAGGTTTTTGTGCAGCGAGTCAAGTCAATATACTCTGTCCCTCCGACAACATACCAAACCAGTCTAGCATCATTTGGAAAAGTTTTATCATTAGCTGCTTCAAGAGTAGTCTTCTCAAGAAGAATCTGGCAACTATAATCAGATGGATTTACACTATTGATTTCTGATCCGAACTCTGCCATTTCCTTCTCTTGTTCTACAGCAACAGTCATGAACGACCTCCCCACTGAATATCTGGATATGCTTCCTTAACAACATCAAAACTGATGTTGTATTTAGTTTGTAACTTTTTATCCTTACAAAGACAAAGGATGTCTGCTTCTTCTGGATGAAGAACTTCCAGAATTTGAATAAACATAGTCTCTCTACGAAGAGAAGAAAGACTATCGTTACCACCTTTGACAAAGTTATAGAGTTGTTTGTACTCTCTCCTCAAAGAAGTGTGATCAGTTCCGACTGGAACTTCATTCTTTTTATATGGAACCATACCTTCTGGAAGCATGGAGATCACACTTTCATCAAAGTTCCAAATGAAGAGACTCTTCAGAGAATCTGTTTCATACTCCTTCAAGATTTCTGCTTTTTTAGCCTTAGAACGCTGCTTAGATGCAAGATCAAGGATCTCAAAGATAAAAGGATTGGGAGGTAATTTTTGAGGAGAAGTAGTTTTTCTTTTTGCTCTAGTCTTCGTCGTCTTCTTCTGTGGTGTTGATGTCATAGTCATTTTCAAAGCGTACTGCTAAAATTTCGTCCGGAAAAATGTTTCCATTTTCATCGAACATTTCGGGATGTGTGTATGCAAGGTTTGTGGTTTCGTATACTTGTTGTTTTGCTACCCAACCAACAAGTCCGCCTACCAGGAGAAACATTATAGAAAACAAAGCCGAAAAGGTCAGAGTGATTGCAAGCATGATTTTCTCCTCCTGAGATTAACTCTTTCTAATGTCTAGTCCTATTTCAAAGTGAAAGTGTATCTCTCGTTTGAAAAGAGAAATAACTTTACCAAATATAAGATGGAAAGTCTTTGGTTTTTCTCTTTTAGGCCTCCTTTTTCTTAATAAAAGCTCGAAACCTCTATTAACTTGAAGTTCTGCTTTATTTAGATTGTTTTCATACATTACTAGATCACATTATTTTCTCTTAGATATTTCACGGTTTCCATGCAACCTCCAAGTTTTTTGTCTTCTAATGTGACCTGAGGAAATGTAGATCCTTCACCAAAGTGTGAATAAAATTCTTCCCTGGTGAAGTCTCTTTCCAGTTTATATACAACATGTTGTTGTTCAGATAACTCTAGCACTCTTTTAATCTTAGTGCAATAAGGACAACCGTCCTTTGAATATACAATAAAAGCCATTTTCAATAAACCGTGTTTTTTCTTCTCCCATACGAGAAAAGTTTTTGTTTTGTTTCAAATCCAATCCATTTAATGATTGCTTCTTTTCTATCCTCATCAAAAAATTCTTGCTGAGAATACCATTCTAACCAATTGTGATGACTTTTAGACCTGTTGCATGATTCGCAACAGGCCACCACATTGGTTAGGAAGTCACTTCCTCCTTTACATTGAGGAGTGACATGATCGATTGTAATCTTTTGTTCTGATCCGCAATAAGCACACTTATATTCCCATTTATTCTTTATTGACTGCCTCCATAGTCTTCTCGCTTCTGCCGATTGTGATGTCTTAAGGTTGAAGAGATAGTGTCTAGGAGAGGCATAAAGATCCATAAGCGTGTATGAACTAAAAGTATTTAGTTAGATCAACCTTCTTCGACCACTTCCTCTGTATCTTCCAATACTTCCAATCCTTCTGGATCAGTCGTGTCTTCAATCATATTGAGTGCCTCAAGAGCACCATTAAGTCTTACGAGTTGCTGAGACTGTCTTGCAATTTCTTCTCTGAGTTTTACAAGATTTTCTTCAGTCGTTTTGATTTGACCGCTGAATTCTGCAATCAAAAAATCTTTCGAGTATTTTTCTTCCATCTTTATAATCAATAGTTAATAATGGCATAATTATATATGCTAAGAAAATTATACCATAATGTACGGTCATT